GCCCGCGCCAAGCACGAACAGTTCAAGATGCGCCTGGCGGAACTGGAACTGGAACAGCGCGAAGGCAAGCTGGTCGAAGCTGACGTGGTTCAGCGCGAATCATTCAAGGCAGCCAGGCAGGTGCGCGACGCACTGCTGAACCTGCCAGACCGTGTGGCCGGCGTGCTGGCCGCAGAAACAAACCAATTCAAAGTGCATCAGATGCTGACCAAAGAGATCCGACGTGCGCTTGAAGACCTGAAGTTCGACTGATGGACGGCGCCATCGTTTACCGCACGGCGTTCGCCAACGGCCTGCGACCAGATCCAGACTACACGGTCAGCACGTGGGCTGATGCCAACCGCATGCTGTCGCAGAAAGCGTCGGCCGAGCCTGGCCGCTGGCGCACTGAGCGCACGCCGTACCTGCGCGAGATCATGGACGAAATGTCGCCCAGCAGCCCTGCGCAGCGCGTGGTGTTCATGGCCGGCGCCCAGGTGGGCAAGTCCGAGACTGGCAACAACTGGCTGGGCTTCGTGATCCATCACGCGCCTGGTCCCATGTTGCTGGTGCAGCCGACGGTCGACACGGCCAAGCGCTTCAGCAAGCAGCGACTGGCGCCCATGATCGAGGAAACGCCGATCCTGCACGAACGCATCGCCAACAATTCAAGCCGCGACGCGTCCAACAGCATGATGACCAAAGAGTTCGACGGTGGCGTGCTGATCATCAGCGGCGCCAACAGCGCGGCCGGCCTGCGGTCGATGCCGGTGCGCTACCTGTTCCTAGACGAGATCGACGCCTACCCGCTGGACGTGGACGGCGAAGGCGACCCGATCCAGCTGGCGGAAAAGCGCACGACCACGTTCGCACGTCGCAAGGTCTACATGTGCAGCACGCCGACGGTGAAAGACGTGTCGCGCATCGAACGCGAATACCTGCGCAGCGACCAGCGCAAGTATTTCGTGGCGTGCCCGCACTGCGACCACAGCCAATGGCTTCAGTGGAAAAACCTAAAGTGGGACAACGACGACCCGCAGACCGCGGCCTATGCCTGCGAGGACTGCGGCACGCTGATCGAGGAACGACACAAGGCCGACATGCTGGCCAACGGCGAATGGCGTGCGACTGCACCTGGTGACGGCAAGACGGTGGGTTTCCACCTGTCGTCGCTGTATTCGCCGCTGGGCTGGAAGTCGTGGTCAGAGATCGCGGCCGAGTTCATGCAGGCCAAGGGCGACCCGTCGCTGCTGAAGACGTTTGTCAACACGGTGCTGGGTGAAACGTGGGAAGACGACTACAGCGCCAAGCTGGGCGCTGACGATCTAAAAAACCGCGTCGAGTTCTACGCACCAGGCGTGGCGCCGGCGCGCACGCTGGCCGTCACCTGTTCGGTCGACGTGCAGGACAACCGGCTGGCGGTGTCGCTGTGGGGCTGGGGCCGCGACGAAGAAGGCTGGATCATCGACCACATGGAGATCTACGGCGACCCGTCGCAGCCAAAGCTGTGGGCGCAGCTGGACGAAGTTGTGCTGAAGCCGGTGGCGCATGAGCTGGCGCAGCCCATGAGGATCGCAGCCACGGCCATCGACAGCGGTGGCCACTACACCAGCGAGGTCTACGCCTACGCACGCGACCGTCGTGCGCACAACGTGTTCGCCATCAAGGGTCAGTCGCAGCGCGGCAAGCAGCCAATCGGCAAACCCAGCAAGGTCGATCTGAACTGGAAGGGCCGCACCATCAAGTCTGGCGCCGAGGTCTACCCAGTCGGCACGGACACCATCAAGTCGACGGTGTTCGCACGGCTGAAGCTGAACGAGCCAGGGCCAGGCTATTTTCATTTCCACGCAGAGCTGCCGCGGGACTACTTCGACCAGCTGACCGCGGAAAAACAGATCACGCGATACGTCAAGGGTTTCCCCGTGCGCGAATGGGTCAAGAAGTCAGGCGCGCGCAACGAAGCGCTGGACACTTTGGTCTACGGCTACGCCGCATTGCAGTGGCTTTACACGCGTTTCAACCGCCGAACCATCTGGGATCAGTTCGAAAAGTCACTGAATGTCACGCCAAAACAAGAGGCAGAAAAGGCACCCGAACCCCAGAATAGGCGCAGACAGGCTAAAATAGCGCGAAACAACTTTATGACGAGCTGGTAAACCATGAACGTCCCTGCCCTGATCTATGCTGGCGACACTGTAAAGTGGAACGAGCCAGCCACCCCCGACTACAGCAGCACGGCTGGCTGGGCGGCTACGTTCGCACTGCGCCATGCCACAGGCAATGACGCGCTGAACATCACCGGCCAAGCTGACGGCGCTGGCGGGTGGAACTTCACCATCACAGCCACGCAGACCGCGGCGCTGCATGTGAACGGCCACTGGTGGCAGATGGTCGTCACCAAAGACAGCGAACGCTACACCATCGGCACCGGCAAGATCGAGACGCAGGCCAACATCCCAGCGTCCGGCAACACATACGACGGCCGCAGCCAGTTCGAAATCGACTTGGACGCCATCCGTGCAGAGATGCGCGCCCGCGTCAGTGGCGGCAGCGTCCAGGAATACAGCATCGGCAACCGTTCGCTGAAGAAAATGCCCATGGCCGATCTGATCGCCTTGGAAACCAAACTCAAGTCAGACGTGGCACGCGAAACGCGCCGCAAGCGCATGGCGCAGGGTTTGGATAGTGGCCGCGCGGTCTATGTTCGATTTGGGGGCAAATAATGGGAATTCGTGACTGGTTTAAAGGCAAGCCCAAGGCTGTCCCGCGTCGTCGTTCATTCGATGGCGCCATGCACAATCGTCTGGTGTCAGACTGGATTACCACCAGCAACAGCATGGACGCCGAGATCCGCAAGGACCTGAAGAAACTGCGCGAACGCGCCCGCGACCTGGCCCGCAACAACGACTACGCCAAAAACGCGCTGCGCGTCATCACCAACAACGTGGTGGGCCAAGGCATCACCATGCAGGCAGCGGTGAAGATGCGCCGCGGCAACAAAATGGACGACGCGACCAACACGGCCATCGAAACGGCATGGGCAAACTGGAAACGCAAGGACAACTGCCACACTGGCGGCACCCTGTCGTTTGCTGACATCGAGCGCCAAGTCATGCACGCCATCGCCGAATCTGGCGAAGTGTTCGTGCGCAAGGTCAACTACACGTTCGGCAAATCAAAAATCCCGATGGCGCTTGAAGTCATCGAAGCCGACCTGCTGGACGAAAACCTGAACGAGATGGCCCGCAACGGCAACGAAATCCGCATGGGCATCGAGCGCAACACATGGGGCCGCCCTGTGGCGTACCATTTCAAGCGCAACCACCCTGGCGACTACCCGTTCGGCGCCGGCGCCGTGGACAACACGACCAAGCGCATCCCAGCTGACGAGGTCATCCACCTATACAAGCAGGACCGCCCAGGCCAGACCCGCGGCGTGCCATGGCTGGCCAGCGCCATCATGCGCCTGCATCACCTTGGCGGCTACACCGAAGCCGAAGTCATCGCGGCACGCGCTGAAGCCTGCCGCATGGGTTTCATCACATCGCCAGAGGAAGACGCGCTGCAGGACGGCACCGAATCTGGCCAGGCTGTGACGAACTTCGAACCAGGCAAGATCGAGCGCCTGGCGCCTGGTGAGCAATACACCGAGAGCAAACCCAACCGACCAGGTGGCCAGTTCGAACCATTCGTGCGCGCCATGCTGCGTTCGATGGCGGCCGGCATTGGCGTGAGCTACGCCACCCTGTCCCGCGACTACAGCGACAGCAACTACAGCAGCAGCCGTCTGGCCTTGCTGGACGACCGCGACAACTGGCGCGTGCTGCAGTCCTGGCTGATCGAGAATTTCCACAAACCGGTCTTCGAACAGTGGTTGGAACTTGCAGAGCTGTCGGGCGAACTGAGCCTGCCAGGCTATAACCTGAACCCAGAACCCTACCGCGCAGTCCGCTGGATCCCACGCGGCTGGCAGTGGGTCGATCCTGTCAAAGAGATCACCGCCTACAAAGAGGCCGTGCGCTGTGGTTTCACCACGCAGGCCGACGTCATCGCCCAAGGTGGCGGCGACATCGAAGACGTGTTCCAGCAGCGCCAGCGCGAACTGGAAATGGCAGCAGACATGGATCTGGTGTTCGACACGGACCCTGGATCGGTGGCCGGCAACGGTTCGGCCCAGGCTGACGCAGCAGCGCCGACCGATCCTGCACCAGCTGACCCTGAAGCACGCGAAATGCAGCCGCAGATCATCAACCTGAACCCAGCGTTCGAAATCAAGTCGGCACCGCCCGTCGAATTCAGCGTCAAGCTGGAACAGGAGCGCAGCCAGGTGAAACGCACCGTCCGCCTGATCCGTGACGAAAATGGCGCCGTGACCGGTGCAGAGACTACCGAGGAATAACCCATGGCCATCACGACTGCGATCTGCAACAGCTACAAAAAAGAGATCCTGGAAGGCGTCCACGCAGCCGGCGACACATACAAGCTGGCGCTGTTCACGTCTGCCGCATCGCTGGGCGCTGACACCACCGCCTACGGCACGACCAACGAAGCCAGCGGAACCGGCTACACCGCAGGCGGCGCCACATTGGCTGACCTGGTCACCGGACTGTCTGGCGGCACGGCCTACCTGACGTTCACAGATCCATCCTGGGCAAACGCCACCATCACAGCCCGCGGCTGCCTGATCTACAACGCCAGCAAGTCCAACAAAGCCGTGGCAGCGTTCGATTTTGGTGGCGACGTGTCCAGCACGAACGGCACGTTCACTGTGGACCTTCCAGCGGCTGGCGCATCCAGCCTGATCCGTATCGCCTGACATGCTGTTCGATGACTGGACGGACCTAGATGCCGTCGTCAGCTTCGACGTCATCGACGGCGCATCGGCAAGCACAGCAGCCGGCAGCGTTTCAGCCCGCGGCACTGCTTCGGCTGCAGCCACCGGCACGACATCAACAGCCACAGCCGGTGACGCCACCGCGTTCGGCACCGTGGACATCCCAGGCACTGCCAGCGTCGTCGGTGCTGGCGCCACATCCGCAGCCGGCGACATCACGGCCGCGGCCGACGCACTGGCCACCACCGCAGGCGCACAGGCATCAGCAACATCGGGCAGCGTTGCAGCCACCGGCGAAGGCGAACCCGTTGCACCACCGGCAGCCGGCCGGCCAATACGCCCGCAGGACTACAACCCACCGTTCGAGCGCGTGGATGCCGTGGCCAATGTCAAGCCGGCCAGCATGCGCACCAAACTTGGCGTGGTCAGAGCTGACGGGACCATCAGCGTGGTGGCAGGCGTTGGCACGGCCGGCGCGACTGCATCGGCAGGCATCACGGCGGCCAGCGGCATCCTGAACCCCACCGACGACGAACTGATGCTGCTTCTACTAGCTGCCTAGTTCACAATTTTTCATTGAATAATTGTTTGCGATACAATCGCAGCAGCACACAATCCAGCTTTCTGGGGAAACTATGCAAGACACCGAAAAGCGGTTCCAACTGCCGCAGCTAACGCGGGAAATCCAACAGGTCGAAGAAGTCAAAGTCTTCGCCGAAGAACGCATTATTGAATTCCCGTTTTCGAGCGAAGAACCCGTCGAACGCTATTTCGGCATGGAAGTTCTGAGCCACAAAACCGGCGCAGCTGATCTTGGCCGTTTGAACAACGCAGCGCCTTTGCTGTTCAACCACGACATGGACGAGATCCGTGGCGTCGTCGAAAAAGCATGGCTGCAAGACGGTCGCGGCTGGTGCCGTGTCCGCTTCGCCAAGACCGAAGATTCCGAGGAAGCCTTGGGCATGGTGCAAGACGGCATCCTGCGCAACGTGTCATTCGGCTACCGCATCAGCGAGATGGTCGAATCCATCCGCGACGGCGTGTCCACATTTACGGCGACCAAATGGGAACCGTACGAAGTATCGCTGGTCACAGTGCCGGCCGACCCCACCGTGGGTATCGGTCGTTCTGTGACCGACGATGAGCGCGATGTCGTTGTGCATCGCATTTCTGAGGAATCCGCACAGCCTGCGGACGTTACCATCGAGGAACCAACCATGACCGAGCAAACCACACCCGCTGTGGACGTGCAGGTGGTCGCTACGCAGGCTGCTGAAGCCGAACGCGCCCGCATTGCAAACATCAGCGCACTTGGTGAGCGTTTCAACGCTTCCGAGTTGAGCCGCAAACTTATCAATGAGGGCAAGTCCATGGACGAAGCCCGCGCAATTTTCTTAGAGGAAATCAAAGTGGACCAAAAACCAGTAACCGGCAAAGAAGCCGACATCGGCTTGAGCGACAAAGAAGTTCGCCAATTCTCTTTCCTTCGCGCCATGAACGCGTTGGCTAACCCTGGCGACAAAGCCGCATGGGCAGCTGCAGCATTCGAACGCGAAGTGTCTGACGCTGGCGCCAAGGCTGCCGGCAAAGCATCACGCGGCATCTTCGTGCCAGGCGAGATCTTGCGCGCCAACAAGCGTGACCTGACTGCAGGCACCAACAACGCTGGCGGCTTCGCCGTGGCCACCGAACTGATGGCTGACAGCTTCATCGACATGTTGCGCAACCGCGCTGTGGCAATCCGCGCTGGCGCTACCGTGATGAACGGTTTGTCTGGCAACGTCGCCATTCCCAAGCAGTCTGCTGCTGCCACCGCTTACTGGGTCGCTGAATCTGGCGCACCGACAGAGAGCCAACAGACTTTGGCCCAGGTCACCCTGTCGCCAAAGACAGTGGGTGCCTTTACCGACTTCAGCCGCCGCTTGATCTTGCAGTCCAGCGTGGACGTCGAGAACATGGTTCGCCGCGACTTGTCTTCCGTGTTGGCCTTGGCCATCGACACTGCTGCCTTGTACGGCACAGGTTCGAACAACCAGCCTACCGGCTTGAAGAACATCAGCGGCATCAACACCAAAGACTTCGCAGCAACGAACCCCACGTTCGCTGAAGTCGTTGGCATCGAAACCGAAGTGGCAACCGACAACGCTGACATCGGCAGCTTGGCCTACTTGGTGAACCCAGCACAGCGCGGCGCTTTCAAGACAACCGAAAAAGCAAGCAGCACTGGCCAGTTCATCTGGGAACCAGGCAACACCGTGAACGGCTACCGCACCGAAGTGTCCAACCAAGTGACCGCCGGCGACGTGTGGTTCGGTAACTGGGCTGATTTGATGATCGGTTTCTGGTCTGGTTTGGACTTGATGGTCGACCCATACGCTGGCGCCACAAGCGGCACCGTGCGCGTCATCGCATTGCAAGACTGCGACATCGCTGTCCGCAACGCAGTGTCGTTCTGCTACGGCAACGCAAGCATCGCCTAATAGGTGACAATAAGGGGCCGGAGCAATCCGGCCCTTTTCCAATCTACTGACGAAAGCGATTTCACATGCAAGTTTTAATCACCCGCACAACAGTGGCCAACAAGCAGTTCGTCCGCGAAGGTTCCACCGTGGATCTGGACGACAACGAAGCCAAGCAGCTGATCGCCTTGGGCAAGGCTGTGGCTGTTGGCGGTGACGAACCTGCATCTGAAACCGCTGTCGAAGCTGAAGCCATCGAAGGCGACGAGCTGACCACAGAGAACGCAGAAGCCGTCGTGGCCACCGCCGCGCCAAAGGGAAAGCGCCGTGGCGCTAAGTGAGAACCTGGACGCCTTCCTGGCTGACTTCGGTGTCACAGTCACCGATGGCACGACCACGACCACTGGCGTCCTGGATATGCCCAGCGAAGTCATCGCAGGCGGCATGGTCATCACGACCGACTACGCGCTGACCATCAAGTCGAGCGTGTACCCCAATTTGAAATATGCCGACAGCCTGACCGTCGACGGCGCCGCGTTCACCGTGCGCGAAGTCCGCGCCCAGGACGACGGCAAATTCAGCATCGTCTACCTGTCGAAAGTCTGACCATGGCCAGCAAGCGCGAAACCATCCTGGCACGTGTTGTGGCCGCATTGGCCGGCACCACTGGCGTCAGCACCCGCATCTACCGCAGCCGCGTCGAGCCATTGGCCCGCGGCGAGGCGCCGGCCATTGTGGTCGAGCCTGTCAGCGACCAGGCCGTGCAGGACACGGTGGGAACGCTGCAGTGGACGCTGACCTTCCGCGTGTCCGTCATCGTGCGTGGCGCTGTTACTGACCAGCTGGCGGACCCTGCCATGCTGGACGTCCACAGCAAGCTGATGGCCGACGACACGCTGGATGGCTTGGTCATTTTGCTCCTGCCCAGCACCGTTTCATTCGAATCAATCGAGGCCGACCAGCCCGCTGGTGTGGTGTCCGCAGAATTCACAGCGCAGTACCGAACAGCGCTCAATTCCCTGAGTTAAAATCCGAACACATCACGCGAGGTCTTCACCATGTCACTACTCACCCGCAAACGCACAATTCTGGCCAAGCTGGAATCCACCTACGGCACGGACCCGACACCCACAGGTTCGGCCAATGCCATCCTGGTGCGCAATCTGTCGATCACCCCATTGAACGCTGAGAACGTCAGCCGCGATCTGGTGCGCCCTTACCTTGGCGCATCCGAACAGCTGATCGCGTCGGCCTATGTCGGCGTCGAATTCGAAGTCGAGATGGCGGGTTCAGGCACGGCCGGCACAGCGCCCGCATACGGCCCGCTGTTGCAGGCTTGCGGCATGACTGAGACTGACGGCGCGTCTGACGTGACCTACACACCGAAGTCGGCATCGTTCGCGTCTGTCACCATGTACTACAACGTGGACGGCGTGCTGCACAAAGTCACCGGCGCCCGCGGCAACGTGGAACTGGTCATCAACGCACGCCAGATCCCCGTGTTCAAATTCACGTTCACCGGCCTTTACAACGCACCAAGCGACGCATCTGCACCGTCTGTGACCTACACAGCGTTCCAGACGCCTGTGGCCGCCAACAGCGACAACACCACCGACTTCGAGCTGTTCAGCTTTGGCGCCGCGTTGGAATCTTTGAACATCAATTTCAACAACGCCATCCAGTACCGTTCATTGATCGGCGCTGAAGACGTGCTGATGACTGACCGCCAAATGTCTGGCCAGGTCGTGTTCGAAGCGCCGACCATCACAGCCAAGGACTTTTTCAGCCTGGCGCTGGGCAGCACACTGGGCAACCTGGACATCACCCACGGCACAGCCGCTGGCAACATGGTCCAGATCACATCGAGCCGCGTGGATGTGTCGAACCCAAGCTACCAGGACCAGAACGGCATCCAGATGCTGCAAGTCCCGCTGACGTTCGTGCCAAGCACCAGCGGCAACGACGAAATCAGCATCGTGGTCAAATAAACCACCCTGCCCCAACCCTAGCCCGCTACCCAGCGGGCTTTCCTATTGAAAGGTCCGAAATGTTCAAGATCAGCAAAGTCACCGACTACAAATGGCCAGTCGCGGTTCACTTCCCAGTGGACGGCGGCCGCACCGAAAAATCCACCTTCGACTGCACGTTCAAGCGCCTGTCGCAAACGCGCATCCAGGAGATCCGCACAGCCATTGAAAAAAGCGAGATCACCGACGTGGAGCTGGCCCGCGAAGTGATGCTGGACTGGTCTGGCGTGAGCAACGAGGACGGCGACGTGCAGTTCAGCGAGAGCGCCCGCGACGAAATGCTGGACATCCCCATGGTGGCCAGCGCGGTCGTCATGGCGCTGTTCGAAAGCATCAGCGGAGCCAAGCGAAAAAACTAATGGACGCCGCCCAGCATTGGGCACGGGGCGGCGTGAAAGACGAAACGGCCAGCGATCTGGCCGCGTTCGGTGCGCCCGTCGAAATGATCCAGAGCATCGACACGTCCAAAGACGATTTCGAGATCTGGGAAGACAACATGGACGCGATGGTCATGTTCCTGAAGCTGCAGACGCAGTGGGTCGTCATCGAAGGCGGTTTCATCGGTCTGAATTACCAGAGCGTCCAGTTTCTATTTACAATCGGGGCAGTGGCCAACCAGGCCGAAATGATGGACGACCTGCAGGCCATGGAGATGGCAGCGCTGCAGGTACTGAACAAACGCAAGGACTGACCCATGGACATGAATGTCGCGCTGAAGATTTCCGCTGGCGTCACAGGCCAGCAGGCTGTCGACCAGTTGCGAACCACCATGGACCGCTTGGATGGCACCGTCAGCAAGGTGCGCGGTGCATTCATTGCCTTTGGTGGCGCCGCGGTCCTGACGGGCTTCGTGGGCGTCATCAAGGGCGCGATCGACACCGCCGACAAGCTGAACGACATGCGCCAAAAGACCGGCATTGCCGTCGAAGAATTGGACGCCCTTGGCATGGCTGCGCAGCTGAACGGCACGACCCTGGACGCCGTTTCCGGCGCCTTGGGCAAGCTGGCCAAAAACATGTCAGAGGCAGCCGGTGGCAGCCGCGAGGCATCGGCCACGTTTGCCCAGTTCGGCATCAGCGCGCAGGAATTGCGATCTGGCAGCATCACAACGACAGACGCACTGGCAAAGATCGCGGACAAGATTTCAGCCATGCCCGACGGCTGGGAAAAGGCCGCCGCGGCACAGAAAGTGTTTGGCAAGAGCGCGGCCGAAATCATCCCGCTACTGAACGCTGGCGGTGACGCCATCCGTGACGCCGGCGCCGAGCTGGACCGACTGGGTGGCCGATTCACTGGCGCGATGGCATCAGCGGCCGACGAGTTTAACGACAACCTGACCAAGATCAATCGTTCCGTGTCCATGCTTGGCATGGACATGGCCAACGAGCTGCTGCCGCAGCTGAATTTCCTGGCCGAAACGCTACTGAATGCAAGCGGTTCGGGTGGAATGTTCGACATGTTTATGAAGGGCCTGCGCACGGCGTTCGAAACCATCGTCGTGCTGGCCGCGAACGTCGGCTATGTGCTGGTGCAGATCAAAAACGAGATGGTCGGCATTGTCCAACAGATGGGCGCACTGGCCAAACTGGACTTTAAAGGTTTCAGCGAGATCGGCGCACGGATGCGCGCTGAAGCTGCGGCAGCCCGCAAGGAAATCGACGCATTCAGCGAACAGATGATCAATGGCGGCCGTGCATCAGCTGGCGGCGGTCGCGGCTTCGTGAACCCCGATTTTGTCAAGCCGGCAGTGAGTGGCCGCACCGGCTTCGACTTCGGCGCGGGCAAGGAAACCGAATTCGACAAGCTGAAAAAGTCATTGGAAGAACAGCTGGCCAAAACCGGCGAGCTGACCAAGGCCGAAGAACTGCTGCGCACGTTGCAGAACGAGCGCTATAAGGACGTCAGCAACGGCCAAAAACAGCAGCTGGTCAACATCGCCAAGCAGATCGACGGCGCCCAGACATTGCAGAAGATCCAGGAGCTGGCACGCAAAGAAGCCGGCGCCATCGAAATGCTGCGCATGGAAGGTGAGCAGGTCAACATGACCGCCCGCGAATACGAAAAGCTGGTGGCAGCCAAGCAGCACGAACTGGAAGTGGCCGAAGCCACCAAGAAAATGAGCGCAGAGGACACCGCACGCTACCGCGAAGTGGCCGACGCGCTGTTCAAGCAGAAAGAGGCGATCAAACAGGTCAACTACGAACAGTCGCGCACATTCGAATCTGGCGCCAAACGCGCATTCAACACCTACATCGACCAGATCCAGGACGTCGCACGTTCGACCGAAGCCGCCTTCAGCAATGCGTTTCGCGGCATGGAAGACGCGCTGGTCAACTTCGTGATGACCGGTAAACTGAACTTCAAAGACCTGGCCAGCAGCATCCTGCAAGACATGGCCCGCATGCTGATTCAGCAGCAGATCATGGCGCCACTGATGGCCGCAGCCAAAGCCGGTTTCGGGTTCGCTGATGGCGGCGTGATGACGTCTGGCGGCCCGCTGCCGCTGAAGACCTATTCCAACGGCGGTGTGGCCACCAGCCCGCAGCTGGCGCTGTTCGGTGAAGGCAGAATGAACGAAGCCTACGTGCCACTGCCAGACGGCCGCAGCATCCCTGTGACCATGAAGGGCGCAGGCGGCGCGTCGAGCGTCAACAACGTGACCGTGAACGTCAGCGTCGAAAACGGCGGCGAAAACGTCAAGGGCGACCAAGGCGCAGACAACCTGGGCCGCGTCATTGCGAACGTGGTCAAATCAGAACTGATCAACCAAAAACGCCCAGGCGGGCTGCTGGCATAAGACATGACCACATTCACCTACACACCCGACTTCGGCGCCCAGGCGGCCTACAAACCACGCGTGCGCGTCACAGCATTTGGTGACGGCTACGAACAGCGCGTCGCTGACGGCATCAATGTGCGCGCGCAGGTGTGGAACCTGCAGTTCAACAATCGCACCAACACCGAAGCCGGCAACATCCTGACGTTTTTGGAAGCGCGCAACGGCGTCGAGGCATTCGACTGGACGCCGCCAAACGAAAGCACCGCGATCAAGGTGGTGTGCCGCGAGTGGACCAAGACGGTCGCCCGCGCAAACCTGAACAACGTGTCGGCGTCATTTCAGCAGGTGTTTGAGGCATGACCGTCGCAGCCATCACCACCGAGATCCAGAAACTTGAACCGTCGGCCGTTGTCGAGCTGTTCGAAATGGACGCCACGGACTTCGGTGGCGACCTGCTGCGTTTCCATGCCGGCACGAATGGGCTGTCAGCGAACGTCGTGTGGCAGGGCAACACGTACACGGCTTACCCCATCAAGGCGACCGGCTTCGACTTCACCGGCAACGGCCAGCTGCCACGCCCGAAGCTGACCGTGTCCAACGTGACAGGCGCCATCACGCTGCTGGTGCTGACCTACGACGACCTGCTGGGCGCAAAGATCACCCGCAAGCGCACCATGGTGAAATACCTGGACGCCGTGAACTTCCCAGGCAGCACCAACCCAGACGCCGACGACACCGCAGAATTTCCAGACGACGTGTTTTTCATCGACCGCAAAGCGACAGAGACACGCGACATGGTGGAGTTCGAGCTGGCCGCGTCGTTCGATGTGGCTGGCGTGCTGCTGCCACACCGCCAGATCATCCAGAACGTGTGCGTGTGGCGTTACAAGGGCGCGGAATGCGGCTACAGCGGCACCAACTACTTCAACGCCAACGACGAGAGCGTCGGCAGTTCAGGGCTGGACGTCTGCGGCAAACGCCTGACCAGCTGCAAACTGCGGTTCGGCCAAAACGAGCCGCTGCCGTTCGGTTCATTCCCAAGCGCCGGCCTGGTCCGATGAATGAGCAGACCAAGGCGGACATCATCCTGCATGCGCGTGAGCAATACCCACGCGAGGCTTGCGGGCTGCTGATCGTCTGGCAAGGCAAGGAACGCTACAAGCGGTGCCGCAACCTAGCGGTGGGCACAGACCAGTTCGTGATGCACCCGCAGGACTACGCCGAAGCCGAGCTGGCCGGCGACATCATTGCAGTCATTCACAGCCACCCAGATCTGCCGGCAGACCCGTCGCAGTCTGATCGTGTGGCATGCGAGGCCAGCGGCCTGCCCTGGCACATCGTGTCACTGCCTGACGAGCGCTGGGCCTACATCGAGCCGACAGGCTACCAGGCGCCACTGGTCGGCCGCGAATGGTCGCACGGCGTGCTGGACTGCTATTCGATCATCCGTGACTGGTATCAGCGGGAACGCGGCATCACCCTGCCCGACTTCGGCCGCCACGACGAATGGTGGCTGCGAGGTGAGAACCTTTACGCGGAGAATTTCGCCACGGCTGGGTTCAGCCAAGTGGCGGCGGACAAGCTGCAGCCTGGCGACGTCATCCTAATGCGGATTTTTAGCCCAGTGCCGAACCACGGCGCGGTGTACTTGGGGGATAATCAGATCATCCATCACGTACAGAACCGGCTGTCATGCCGCGAGGCTTACGGAATTTTCTGGCGCAACCGAACAACGCACATTCTGAGACATGAAAACAATCATTCTGCTGGGTGAACTTGGCAAGCGCTACGGACGCAAGCACCGGCTGGACGTGAAGTCGGCAGCCGAGGCCGTGCGCGCGCTGTGCGCCAACTTTCAGGACTTCGCCGGTTTCGTATCGTCATCGAGCGACCGCAATGTCGGCTACCGCGTGATCAACGTGCGCGAAGCCATCGGCGCAGACCAGCTGCACAACCCAGCCGGCAAGACCATCACCATCGCGCCAGTGATCGCTGGCGCAGGCGGTGGTGGCGGCTTGGTCAACATCATCATCGGCGCCACGCTGATCGCTGCATCCGTTCTGCTGCCACCTGGCCCATGGACGCAGCCACTGATGACGGTGGGCATTGCCATGACGCTGGGCGGTGCCGCGCAGCTGCTGTCACCCGTACCCAAGACGCCAGGCAATTCAGGTGAGGAAATCAAGCAGTCCTACGTCTTCAGCGGCGCAGTCAACACAACCAGCCAAGGGCAGCCGGTGCCATTCGGATATGGCCGCATGATCGTCGGCAGCGCCGTGATCAGCGCCGGCATCAGCGTCGAGGACATCACAGCATGACAGACTTACGTTCGCGGGCTTATGCGCGCACACTGGACGCCGTTTCTGAAGGCGAGATCGTCGGCCTAGTCGATGGCAATAAATCTATCTACCTGAACGACACGGTGCTGCAGAACCCTGACGGGTCCTACAACTTCGAAAACGTGTCGGTCGATTCGCGCACCGGCACAAACGACCAGACTTATGTGGCCGGCATTCCATCGGTCGAATCCGAAAACGGCGTCAACGTCGAGCTGACAAAGCTGGCTTCCATTACCCGCACCGTCAGCAATGCCGATGTGGACGCCGTGCGCGTCACGTTGAGCGTGCAGTCGCTGTTCAAGCAGAAAAACGACGGCAGCGTCGATGGCACCAGCGTGGACATCGCCATCGACGTCCAGTCCGACGGCGGCGGTTATGTTGAGCGCATTGCCGACACGATCAGCGGCAAGGCGCAGAGCAAGTACCAGCGCAGCTACCGCATCGAGCTGACCGGCGACGGCCCGTGGGACATCCGCGTGCGCCGTAAATCAGACGACAGCACAGACCTGAAGATCCAGGACAAGACGTTCTGGGACAGCTACACCGAAATCATCGACGCCAAGCTGCGCTACCCAAACAGCGCGCTGGTTTCGATGCGCTTCGATTCGCAGGTGTTCAACGGCGTGCCCAGCCGTGCGTTCGACATGAAGCTGCTAAAGGTCAAGGTGCCCGTGAACTACGACCCAGTGGCGCGCACCTATACCGGAAGCTGGGACGGCACGTTCAAGACCGAGTGGACCGACAATCCGGCGTGGTGTTTTTACGACATCGTGACCAATGCACGCTACGGGATCGGCGGCTACATCGACGCGTCGCAGGTCGACAAGTGGGCGCTGTATTCCATCAGCCAATATTGCGACGAACTGGTGCCCGACGGTTTTGGCGGAACCGAGCCGCGCTTCACCTGCAACATGTACCTGCAGTCGCGCACCGAAGCCTACAAGGTCATCCAGGATCTGGCGTCGTGTTTCCGTTCTATGGTCTATTGGGCATCCGGCAGCCTGACGCTGGCCCAGGACGCACCCAGCGACCCAGTCGCGCTATACACCCAAGCCAACGTGCTGGAAGGAAAGTTCAGCTACACCGGAAGCAGCGCCAAGTCGCGCCACACCGTCGCACTGGTGACGTGGAACGACCCAGCCGACATGTACGCGCAAAAAGTCGAGTACGTCGAAGACCAGGAAGCCATCGCACGGTTCGGCGTAGTGCCGACCGAGGTGGTGGCCGTGGGCTGCACAAGCCGTGGCCAAGCCAACCGCGTCGGCCGCTGGCTGCTGTTTTCTGAGCGCCACCAGTCCGAAGTGGTTTCGTTCGCCACTGGCATCGAGGGCGCAGTCGCACGACCTGGACAAGTCATTAAGGTGGCAGACGCATCACGCGCCGGCGCCCGTCATGGCGGCCGCGTTCACAGCGCAACCACCACAGCGGTGACATTGGACGCATCGTTCAGCTTGGGCGCGTCCAGCTGGACCATGTACGTCATGCTGCCAGACGGCACGGTCGAGACACGCGCAGTAAGTAGCGCGACCGGCGCCGTGGTCACGCTGGCCACAGCGCTGTCGGCCGCGCCGCAACCAGGCGCCCAGTGGATCATGTCCACCAGCACCGCAGAGGCGCAGACGTTCCGCGTGCTGTCGGTGTCCGAGCAGGATGGCGGAGTGGTCGAGATCTCAGCGCTGAAGCACGACCCAGACAAATACGACGCCGTGGAAAACGGCATGGTGCTGCAGCCACGCGACATCACCATGCTGAACGACCCACCAGCGACGCCATCCAGTGGCAGCGTCAGCGAATACCTTTACGCGACACTGACAGACGTGCGCGTCGGCGCAACCATCACCTGGTCGCAGGTGGACCGCGCTGCCACCTACCTGGTGAGCTACCGCATCAACAACGACAACCCTGTCGAGGTCACCACGACTGGCAATTCGTTAGAGCTGATGAACACGGCAACCGGCGACTACGCCATCACCGTTCGCGCAGTAACTGCCGTCGGCATGAAGTCGCAGCCTTACACTTTCACGGCCAGCGTGCTTGGCAAGACAGCACGCCCAGCCGACATCGCCGGCCTGCAAATGACCGTACAGGCCGACACCGGCATCCTGCAGTGGGAAAGCCACGCGGATCTGGATGTGCGCATCGGTGGCCAGATTTCGGTGCGCTACAGCGAGGAACTGGAAGGCGCGCAGTGGAACACATCGCTGCCCATTGGCGACTTCCCAGGTTCAGCGACCAGCGCAAGCGTGCCGCTGCGTGCTGGCACTTACTTGGCCAAGGCAAAAGACAGCACCGGCCAAATGAGCCAGAACGCCGCGCTGATCGTCACCGACGCGCCCAACATTTTGCAGTTCAACGCCGTGGCAGCGTCCACACAGGACCCGACTTTCGCCGGCGCCAAGACAGATCTGGTGCTGCTGAATGACCGTCTGGTGCTGGACCAGGCGGAATACATGGACGACGTTGTCGACTGGGACGAATACGACAACCTGGAAGGCGGACTGGTCGATTCTGGCGAATACGAATTCGACACCTACATCGACACCGGCGCCGTCTACACCAGCCGCGTGTCTGCCACCTTCAGCGTGCTGTCTTACAACATCACCAACATGGTGGACGAATGGACGCTGATCGACAGCTTGGGCTTGGTCGATGACGGCGCCATGGCCACGGACTACGTGGACACCTGGACGGACTGGGACGGCATCGTCAACTTTGACCTGCCGAACACGACAGACGATTCATCGCTTCAGGTGTTCATCAGCACCACCAACGACAACCCAGCAGATTCGCCAACATGGTCAGCCTGGCGCGTGTTCTACGTTGGCGACTACACGGCGCGCGCGTTCAAATTCAAGGTGAAATTGATCCGCGGCGAAGACGCCAACAACCAGGTGGCACTGGCCACGCTGGGCGTGACCGTCGACGTGCCAGACCGTGTGGAGAGCGCAAACAACGTGTCGGTGCCGGCCGGTGGCCTGTCGGTCACGTTTGCCAACGCGTTTTTCGACGTGCCTGCCACAGCCATCACGGCAGAGAACATGGCAACGGGAGATTACGCGCAAATTACCGCGAAAACTGCCGCAGGGTTTACAATTCAGTTCAAGAATAGCGCAGGGACCGGCGTGGCCCGCACCATGGACTGGATCGCCAAGGGTTACGGTTACAGGAATTAAGGACCAAGAATGAGCCAACACGACTACAACATTGCGAACGGCGGCGGAGCCGCTGTCCGTGCCGATATCAACAACGCCCTGCTGGCGATCCTGTCGCAGAACAGTGGTGCGACTGCGCCTGCTGTCACCAAGCCGTTCATGCCGTGGTACGACACCACCACGGGTATTCTGAAAATTAGGAATGCAGCCGATAACGCGTGGGTAACTTTTGCCGCAGGTGCAATTCAGGATGCAAGCATTGCGCAGGCTAAGCTCGCTGCAAACGTAGCTGGTAATGGGCCTGCGTTTAGCGCTATTCAAAGCACCCCGCAGGCATTGTCATCTGGCGTATTTTCAAACATTCAGTGCCAGACTGAAAATTTTGATACGAACGGATGCTTTAATAATACAGGCTCCACTGTCACGTTGAACGGAATTTCTACCCCCGCATATGCGTTTGCGCCAAACGTCGCGGGATATTACCAAGTTAATGCCCACATAAACTGCACTCTAGCAAGTTCTCAAGAGTTGATCGCATCCATTTATAAGAATGGGTCTTCTTTAAGTTATATCGCTGATGTGATTGGCGGAGCTACAAGAAGCGCAAATGGGTCGTATTTAGTTTACTTAAATGGTTCTTCTGACTACATCCAATTCTACGGATACATAAATACAAATACAAACGTATCTATTGCGTATTTTCAAGCTTCAATGGTGAGGGCTGCATGATGACACTTGTTGACAAAATTAAAGCACTCTACCCCGAATTGCAAGACGCGGACTTCTTGGACACCATCATGTTGCAAAACGACAGCGATGGCAAAGGCGATTACATCGCCAAGTGGGACCACCCAACTTTGGCGCGTCCAACCGATGAGCAGTTAGCTGCCGCCGATGTATGAGCCAACACGACTACGTCATCGAGAACCAGGACGGTGCCAGCTTTCGAGCTGACATCAACAACGCACTGGCAGCCGCCGTCAGCCTAAACAGCGGCCCGACAGAGCCTGCGACACCCTACGCCTACATGCTGTGGCAGGACACGACTGCCGGCGTTCTGAAGCAGCGCAACGCAGCCAACAGCGCATGGGTCACCATCATCGACTACGTGGCCGCGGCGCCATTGTCACGGCTGCTTACCAGCGCAGCAGTTCAGGCCACCACGTCTGGAACGTCCAAAGACTTCACCAGTATCCCAAGTTGGGTGAAACGCATCACCGTCATGTTCAACGGTGTCAGCACTAACGGCACAAACTCACCGATCATCCAGCTGGGCGATTCAGGTGGCATCGAGGCCACAGGCTACAGCGCCACGGCGTCTGATTCTGGCGGCCGACTTTCGGAAACCACCGGCTTCCCAGTGGCCCGCGGCGTTGGCGCCGGCGACCAGATGACAGGCGTTCTGCAGCTGTCGCTGTTGGACGCGGCAACGAACACATGGGTGGCCATGGGCAACAGCACACGCACTGGCAGCGCGAACACTTATTTCCTGAGTGGATCGAAAGCGCTGTCGGCAACGCTGGACCGCATCCGCGTCACCACCATCGGCGGCACCGATGCCTTCGACGCTGGGTCTGTCAACATCCTGTACGAATAACATCACCAAAAGACACAGCATTCACATGGCGGTCAGTCAAAACTGCCGTGTAAAATGCTGCCAATTCCACACACAGCGACATCATGGAAACCCCGAACATTCACCACGACCTTGGCCGCCACGATGCACAAATTGAAGCGCTGCAAGAGCAGGTGAAGCAGCTGCACATGGACATGCAGAAAATGAACGAAACGCTGTCGAAGATCAGCGCCACGTTGTCCGAGGCCAAGGGTGGATGGAAGACGCTGATGCTGGTGGGTGGCATTGCAGCTGCAGTAGGCGCGACATTCTCAAAGCTGGCCGCCTGGTTCCACCAGCTGAACTGATGTGGACCCATTCACCGCCCTGGCTGCATTACGTGCCGCCTACAGCGGGATCCAATACTGCTGCGACTGCCTAAACGAAGGGACCGCCGCGGTTCAAAAAGTAAAGAAGGCAGCAGAGCAAGCGCAGCAGATCGCCAAGGACGTCAAAGGGATCTGGGGCATCATTCGAAGTCTGTTCGGATCCAAACCAGCACCGGCAACCACAACGCCGACACCAGCAGCTGAACCAGCCAAGCCAGGCAAAAAACCCAAAGAAGAATACACCACCCACATCCCGACAGAGGACGAAATGGTGACGCAGTTCGTGCAGCACGTTGGCAATTTCTTCAGCCAGCACCGCGCCCTGTCTGAGTATTGCGAAAAGCGATACGCCGAGGTTTACGCGATGGACCGGCCAGATCCGCGTGACATTTTGGAGCTGTCGCAGATCAAGAACGAACTGGACGGCGCATACATGAAACTCAGCGAAATGATGCGAGTGCGTGCGCCAAAACAGCTTGGCCCTTTGTGGGACAATTTCAATCAGATCTACGGCCAGGTTCAAGAGGAACAGCAGGCACGCAAGGAACGCGAACGCATCAAACGGCAGAACGACGCATGGCTACAAGACCAAACCAAAATTTTTCTAATCGACCGCCTAGTGGCGGTTTTGGTCGTGGTGGGGCTGACAGCCTGGGCGTGGGCGCTGATGTGGTCGTCAGGATGGCAAGATCTGACACCGCTTGGTTTCGGGTCGTCGTGATCTTTCTGTCGCTGGCGCTGTGGTTTGGTTTGCCGCTGGCGTTCCTGATCTGGAAAGACACCAAAAAGACACTGGCCAAGCAGGACGCGGTCATCGAGCAGCAAAACCGTAAAATATCCAAACTGGAACAAAAACTGAAAGACCCCGATGACACGAAGTGAACTGGAAATCATTATCAAGAAACGCGCCGCCATCGTCATCACGACGTTCGCTGCACTGCTGGCCATCAACACCATGATCGGCGGCAGCAACAGCGGCCGCGTCCTGACCAACACCATCGCCGCCAACAACGTGTGGGCTTGGTATCAGGCCAAGAACGTGCGTTCGGTGGTCTACGCCACCACCGCGGACACAGCACCCACCAAAGCAGTTGCAGAACACTACACAGCCGAAGCCAAGCGCATGAAGGCCGACATGGTCGAGCTGGAAGCCAAGGCGCGCAACCTGGAAGCAGAGCGTGACGCAGCCAAGGCACGTTCGGTGTTTTTCACATACGCAGGCAGCGCCCTGCAAATCGGAATCGTGCTGTCCACAGCAGCGATCTTGGCGGTCACCATGCCGCTGTTCTGGGCATCGGTGGGCGTCGGTTCACTGGGTGCCGTTCTTTTCGCCATCGGCCAATTTGGAGTATGACCCCATGAAACAAATCATCGCAGCCATCAATTCGCGCACGTCGCAGTTCGCCATCGTCCCCTTGCTGATCTTGGGCTGGTTCATCTACACCGACCCGTCGCCCAATTTCGCTGACACCATCCTGCGTGTCCAGCTGTGGGCACAGGCGCTGCTGGTCACCGGCGTGGCCTACGGCATCGGCAAGGCCATGCTGGGCAACGCATCGAGCGAAGATCTGTACGAACAGTCCATCATGGGCAACTACGCGGCCGGCATCGCCTACCTTGGCGTTTGTTTGCTGCGCGGCTTCGTGCTGATCGGCTTGCTGCTGTTCTTTGCACAGGTGCAAAAGTGAAGCGCCTGGCAGCCATCCTGTGCGCATTCAGCATGGTGGCGGCTGCCTACGCCGCGCCGGCCAAGCGCACGCCACCACCAGACGTTAAAACCTATATTCCAGAACAGGCGGTGGAATACCTGCCAACGCTGAAAGCCCAGGTGAACGACGTCTGGCCATCGTTCCAATTCCCCAACTACTTCGGCGCCCTGATCGAACATGAAAGCTGCATCAGCCTGACGCATAGCAAGTGCTGGAATCCCAAGTCGCGCCTGAAGTCAGACCGCGAAGAAGGCGCCGGCCTTGGCCAGCTGACCCGTGCGTTCAAGGCCGACGGTTCGACCAGATTCGACGCGCTGGAAGACGCCAAGCGTCTGGACGCCAAGGGCTTAAACGACCTGCGCTGGGACACCGTCTACAGCCGGCCGGATCTGCAGATGCGCGTTCTGATCCTGATGACACGCGCCAGCTGGAACCGCTTGGACAAGCTGGTGCCAGATCCAGAGGGCAAGCTGGCCATGACGGACGCAGCCTACAACGGCGGCCTGGGTGGTGTTCTGAACGAGCGCAGAGCCTGCGGACTGCGTGATGGATGTGATCCAAACAAGTGGTTCGGCCACGTCGAAAAAGTATGCCTGAAATCAACCAAACCGCTGTACGCCGGTCGAAGCGCCTGCGACATCAACCGACACCACGTGGAAGACGTCCTGCACACCAGGATGCCGAAATACAAGGGCAAGGTGTGATGGGCAGGCTGCTGCCGATCCTGACCGGCTTCATCCCACCATGGCTGCCACTGGCGGCCATTGCCGTGCTGACTGGCGCGCTTGGGCTGCAGACGGTTCGCCTGTCATGGGCCAAGGCCGAGCTGGCCACGTATCGCATGGAAGTCGCAGAGAACACCGCCAAGGCCGAAGCAGCTGCACGCGCTACCGAACGCGCCTGGCAAAAACAGAATGAGAGGGTCGCCAAAGATGCCATGGAAAAACAAACCGAGCTGGCCAAGCGCGCTGCTGATGCTGCCCTTGCTGCTGACAGCCTGCGCGACCAGATCGACCGACTCAATGCCCGTCCAGTCCCCGCAGATCCCGCTGCCACCGCCTTCGCTAATGAAGCCCGTGCCGCAAGAGAGCTTCTTGGAAGGTGCGCAAAGGCATATCGAGGACTGGCGGAAAGAGCTGACGAGTACCGCAACCAAGTGATGGGGCTGCAGGACTACGCCCACGGCATCACAGGCGAGTGAACATCCGGTCGCGGCGTTCTTGAAGCCGTGCGCATTCGATGCACAGGCGAAGGTTCAAGGCGCGACGTGCTGGCGTGATGGGATCGTCGCAGCGTTCGCAGTTTTCAGGTGATGGGTTCGCAGTCACAGCCTGCACGGCTGCGATTCTGTAGTTCATTTCACGCATGATCATGTCATTGGCGACGTCGGCTTCATCCATCGGCCGATTGTAGGCAGTTTTCGAGCCAAGCATTCCACTTGGCCATGGCGTCGCGTTTCTGCGCCATGTAGTCGGCGCGGTCGTAGTGACGGCTGCCGGTGTCACCCATGGCGTGCTGTTGGATCAGGTCGCGGGTGTAGCGGTCGACGCCGGCGTCATGCGTGCGCGATTTCCATGTGCGGCGCAGATCCCGCGGCTGGAAGTATTCGGCGCCAACGGTGTCACGCCAGCGCGCCAGAGCCTTGCAGATCCCCATGTCCGAAATCGGCATCAGCAGCCCAGTGGGACGCACCTGCAGCAGCAAGCGCAGCGTGGGCAGCGCCAGATCCGGCAAAGGCACAACATGCGGCAGGCGCCCGCCCTTGGTTTTTTCGGCCGGCATCGTCCAGGTAGCGCTGGCCAGGTCGATTTCGCTGGCGTCCATGCGCAGCGTTTCGCGCACGCGCTGGCCACAGCAGATCAGCAGCCGGATGGCGGCGGCTGTTTCGAGCGCGAACCCTGGGCCTGACGTGGCGTGCCACAGCTGCGCGATTTCAGCAGCAGACAGCGCACGGTCGCGCGCCTTGGCCGCACCGGTGTCTTTAGGCACCGCGGTGACTGGGTTCATCTTGATGCCCCAGTCCTGGCGGCGGTCGGATCTGTAGTCGTGCGCGGCCTTCATGCCGTAATTGAACGCGGCCGACATGTAGGACCTGAACCGGTCGGCGTACACAGCAGCGCCGCGGGCATACACGCGGGCGAGGAACGCGGCGACATCAGACGCATCGACGTCGCCGGCTGGTCTATTTGGCCCCAAGAATTCGGCCACCTGGTTCAAGCTGTGGCGCACCTGCGCGGCGCTGGACTTACCATCGGCCACCATGCGGTCGCAGTAGGCATCGAACAGCCGCTGCACCGTCGGGCGTTCTGTGACCGATACCACGACCTTCGGGCTTTTACCGGTGGCAAGCACGGCGCGCACCTGGGTAGCATAGCTGTCGCGTGCGTCGCGCAGTGACATGTCAGGGTAACGGCCCAGTGCTTTTTTGTAGCGCTGGCCGTCCATTTTCCACTGACCAAACCAGCTGGCGGACACACCCGAACTGGTGCGACGTATGACCAGCATCAGCGTGCCTGTGCCGCGTCCGGCAGCGCCGTCACGCAGGATGGTTTCACTGGTGCAAGCCTTCATGGCTGAATTTATTTGGCGGTCGTTGATCATGTTCGTGGGTGTCCTAACGGGTGCCCTATTGCCGATGTAACGCGCACTATGCGCAGCAAGGGTTTAGCGCAGGACCAGGCTAAAACGCAACAGAAAACAGTGGTTTGCAATGGTTATTCGTGATATTCAATGATTCACAATGATGCGGCATTTTGTGACTTTTAATCAGTAGGTCGTGGGTTCGACCCCCACAGCGCTCACCA